TATTAGGATATATTATACTAAGAATCATAGAAGAAATAATAAAAAACTACATATATAAAATACTAAACAAATGAGCGACTCCGTAACTAAATACTTTGAAAGCAATAACACTTGGGAAGAACAAAAGACAGACCCAATAGTTGAAGTTGTTGTAGCTAAGATGAAAGCACGAAGCAAGGAGGGAATAAAAAAATATGGAACAACTTTACAGGATTCGCCTGATGGATTTTATAGTTGGATAAATCACGCACAGGAAGAAGCAATGGATTTAGTTTTATACTTAGAAAAAATAAAACAACAAAAGTTCTAATGTTTAAAAAATGTTTATTACATTAGCTAAAAATAAAGAACAATGAAATTCAGTTACATTCAATACTTATGGTCAAGTTACACCGATGCCGAACTTATTAATATTATAAACGGTAAAGGTTTAGATGCCGATAGGCTAAGAGCAAAACAAGAACTTGACAAAAGAGAACAAGAACAAGTAGAATTTATAGAACTATGATAAAGTTGCTAAACGGGGAAACCTACGGTAAAGAAGAAATATTATCTTTAATGCAGCAGGACAGTTTCTATTACGGCCATTTAGGTAAACACGCTTTAAGTTCTTCTTCTCTTAGAACAATATTAGAATCACCCAATAAATACTTAGAGGAATTAAAAAAGCCACGTAAAGAATCAGAGGCATTAAAGATGGGCAAGTTAATACACGAATGTTTTTTAGAATCTGATAAGTTTTACGCTAAGACATTCATAGAAGCGGACAGGGTAAACCAAAAAAACTTTGTTGATGCTGTAAACCAATATGGGAAAGAAAATGTTTTTAAAGTAAAAGATAGAAACATTACCGAGTGGATAGTACAAAAACTACACAACAACGAAAAGGTAATGCGCATAAGAAATGGAGCAGAAGTAGAAGTTCCTGCAATAAAAATGCACGAAGGTATCGCAATAAGAGGCAAAGCCGATATAATACAAGGAGATACTATTTACGACCTTAAAACAACCATTTCAGACTTAGAGAACTTTGCTAAGTGGGAAGTAGACAAAAAGAATTACGACCTACAAGCATACATTTATACAAGGTTGTTTGACCTAAAGAAATTTACTTTCATAGTAATTAATAAAACCACAAGAGATATAGGAATTATCACAGTACCCGATGACGTACTTACAAGAGGCGGGGTAAAGTTTAACTTAGCCATAGAAGCCTATAAAGACATATTTTCAAACGGATTAGAAGAAGCCGAATATAAGTTAGACCAATACATATACGAAGCAGAAGCAAGATAAGGGGAAGCTGAAAACCTTTTAGAGTAAGCGAAACAAATAATAATAACAATGAAAATTAATAATTCAACAACAATTAGAACATTTAAAGTAAAAGATTTAAGACCTAAACTACTTATACCATCACATCAAAGATTTGGTATAAAATCACATATAAATGATTTAGGAGAATCAATCAGCGAAATAGGTTTTAATTCATCATTAATATTATTCCCATTGCCTGATGGCTTTTATTCTTTAGAGAATGGAGGTCAAAGATGGAGGACAGTTAGGGATTATGATGAACAAGAAGTGCATTGTATAATTTGTGCAGAAGGCACTGACAGAAAAAGATTATTTACCGACACAAACCAATTGGCGGAAAGATTAAAAGATTATGATGTTATAAGACACCACTGCAATCTTAAAACACTTGAATCAAAAGAAGAAGATACACCTTATGAATTTGTTTGGACTTATGTGTATAATTTTGCTCAAAATGAAGAACAAGTGCAATCAGCAGCAAATCAAGTATTTTCTCACGCTTCAATAAAAAGATTATTTTTTAGTTACGCAAACGAAAAATCATTTGAAAGAGGTGTAGCAAAAAATAAAACAAATCAGGAATTAAGATTGTCTATATATAAATATTTCAGTAAAAAATACTTAACTGACTTAAAACAAAAAGCAGGATATGATAAATTAGATTCATTTAATCATTTAGTAACGAAAACTGCTTTAATTGTATTAATAGAACATATAATAAAAAGAAATAAAGATTGGGATTTGATTGATATATTTAATGATGTTGTTGATTTTGGAGTATATATAAATTTAGAAATGGACAAAGAACTAAACACTACTAAAGATAATGTGTTAGTATTTTATAAAAAATATGCTAAAACAAATGATTAATCTCTACAATCAAAACTGTATGGAAGCAATGGCAGGGTTTACTGACAATCAGTTTGACCTTGCTATTGTTGACCCACCTTACGGAATAGAAGTAAATAAAATGACATTAGGTAGTGGAAAATATAAAAACAAAGGCAAGTCTTGGGATGGTGAAACACCATCTCAAAAATATTTTGATGAATTATTTAGAGTAAGCAAGAATCAAATTATATGGGGGGCTAATTATATGATAGATAAAATCAAATTACCATCTATGGGTTGGATATATTGGGATAAAATGAATGGAAACAGTGATTTTTCTGATGGAGAATTAGCGTTTACTTCATTTAAAAGAGCATTGCGCTCATATAAACACCATTTATCTATGGATAGAAGTAAAAGGTTTCATCCCACTCAAAAACCAATTAAATTATACGAATGGCTATTAATAAATTACGCAAAAAAAGAAGATAAAATCCTTGATACTCATTTAGGTTCAGGTTCAATAGCAATAGCGTGCCATAACTTAGAATTTGATTTAGAAGGCTACGAATTAGACAAAGAGTATTATATTGCAGCCAAGAAAAGATTAGAAGAACATCAATCACAATTAAGAATGTTTTGAATAACAAATTAGTATTAGAATTTTATTATTTAGCTTTGGCAGATATTAGACACGGAGCAAGCGTAGAAGAACTTGAAGAAGCAATAGAACTCTATGAGAAAGAAGAAAACTACGAAGCCTGTGCAGGAATACTAAAAGCAATTAATGAAACAAAATACCAAACAATTAAAGATATAGAAAATGGACAAAGAGACGATTAAAGAATTAGTAAACAATTATTTTAACTTAGACATTACACGTAAAACAAGAAAAAAAGAATACGTTGAAGCAAGGTCATACTTCTATAAGCTAATGCGTGAGCATACACCGTACAGCTTAGAACAAATAGGCAAAGAAGTAAACAGAGACCACGCATCCGTCTTACACGGAATAAAGAGTTTGTATAATTGGATGCAACAAGATACAAGAATAAGAAATAATTATAGGGTTTTAAATAGTCAACTAAAGTCATTAGAACACCAAGCGGAAGTAATAAATATAGACCAAAACATAATTATTAAGTATATGGCTTTACAAGAACAAAACAAAAACCAAGAAATATTAATAAGAGAATTATCACAAGAGTTAGAAGAACTAAAAAATAAAACACAAAAAAGAGAAAAGTTCTACGCTAAGTATGGATATTTACGTTAACAAATACTTCTTTTTTTTATTGTATAATTATTAATAATATTTTTTAATTATGGATGGTAGGAAAAATAATGGTGGACATACAACCGCAGGAAGAAAATCCAAAGCGGAAGAAGTTCAGCTTATTGAGAAACTTACACCATTAGAACCATTAGCTTTTGATGCACTAATGAAAGGACTTGAAAAAGGAGATTTCAAATACGTGCAACTATTTTATAACTATTATGCAGGTAAGCCAAGAGAAACCAAAGATATTAATATCAATGAGGACTTACCGTTATTTGTAGATTAGGGATAACCTAAACCCTATCTGCAATCTATATGCGGATTAAAAAAACCTTAGCACTTAGTAAACTTAGAAAACTTGATAAAAGAATCAAGGTAATAAAAGGTGGGACTTCCGCAGGCAAGACCATTTGCATACTTCTTATATTAATAGACTACGCAATAAAAAACAAAGACAAAGAAATAAGCGTAGTATCTGAAACCATTCCACACCTTCGTAGAGGGGCTTTTAAGGACTTCTGTAATATCCTAAAAGCATTAAATAGGTTTGACCCTAACAAGCTAAATAAAACAACCTTAAAATACACCTTTTCAAACGGAAGCTATATAGAGTTCTTTTCAACTGACCAACCTGACCGATTGAGAGGTGCAAGAAGAACAGACCTATTTATCAATGAGTGCAACAATATAACCTTTGAAGCATATCAGCAGCTTGTTGTAAGAACGAGTGGACAAGTATGGTTAGACTATAATCCTTCTTCTATATTTTGGGTAGATAAAGAAATATTAGGTCAGCAGGATGTAGACTATATAACACTAACATATAAAGACAATGATAGCTTACCTAAATCAATCGTAAACGAAATAGAGAAAGCAAAAGAAAAAGGTAAGACATCTACCTATTGGGCTAATTGGTGGAAAGTGTATGGACTTGGTGAAACAGGTTCTTTAGAGGGTGTATGTATTCCTGATTGGAAAGAAATAGATAGAATACCTAATGAAGCAAGATTATTAGCTTATGGTATGGACTTCGGATATGTTGACCCTACAACAATAATAGCACTCTACAAGTGGAACGATGCTTATATATTTGACGAAGTCTTTTATAAGTCAAACACAGTTCTAAGAGATGTAAGTTTATTCCTAAGACAAAACAACATCACAGAAAATATAATAGCAGACCAAGCAGAACCCAAAAGCATAGAAACACTAAGACGTGATGGACATAATATATTCCCCTGCACAAAAGGCAGGGATAGTGTAACGTTCGGTATAAACCTAATAAACCAAAACGAAATATACGTTACAAGCCATTCTAAGAACCTTAAAAGAGAACTACAAGGATATGTATGGGCAAAAGACAAAGATGGAAATACGCTTGAAAAACCAACAGGAGAACACCCTGACTGCATAGATGCTGCAAGGTATGTACTAACAGACCAAATAGGAAACCCAAACAGAGGGCAATATTATATTTATTAAAAAAAGTTTTGGTGGTTAATAAATTGTTTATATATTTACACCATAAAACATTAGAACAATGGAAAGATACTACGATAAAATGTATGAAGATTATTGCAAACTTTGGGAAGAACTAAAGTACTGCAAAGAGTGCGATAAAGAACTAAAAGACACAGATGACTATTGCAGTCAAGCGTGTTTTGAAGCAAGTTTAATTTAAAACAAGAGCAATGAATAAATATTACATCATCAAGAAACAATCAAAGAAAGAAGATAGGAAAGCTATTTGGAGGTTAGTACGTGCAGCTTTATTAATGCTTGGAGCATTTTATGCAGGTATGTTATTATTCTTTGAATTAATGATAGCTTTAAACAGATTTAGCGAATGGCTATTTTAGAATATCACAAGGTATTAAAAAGGTGTTGGGAGAATAGTATATTTGTTCACCAAGTACCTATCAAGCAAGGTAAAAATCCTGCTGTTGAATTACATTTAGTAATGAATGGTTTGTTAGTTAAGAAAGGCGAAAAGCAGTACAAACAAAACACGCAGGAGTTAGAAAAAAAGATAGAGGAAATATACCGTTACATATACGAAAAGCAGTTTTAGTTTTTTTCATTTTGTTTTATGTTTGGATTGGGTGGCTTAGGCTGCCCTTTCTTTTTATACTAATTTCTAATTAATGTATTGTATTAATATGAAGTTAGAAATTTACGTTCCCGATAGTTTAAGAGAAATTACCTTAGAACAATATCAAAGATTTCAGAAGTTAGAACTTGATGATAGCGCATTTGGTTTGCAAAAGATGATAGAGATATTTTGTAGATTAGATTTAAAGGATGTGGCTAAGATTAAATACAAGTCAGTTCAAGAAATAACCTTACATATTAATAAAATCTTTGATGCTAAACATTCTCTGATACCTACGTTTAGATTAAATGATGTTGACTATGGTTTTATTCCCGAACTTGACGAAATGAGTTTAGGAGAATATATAGACCTTGAAGAAAACTTAAAAGATTGGCAAACGATGCACAAAGCAATGAGTGTATTATATAGACCTATTAAGTATAAGAAAGGACACAAATATCAAATAGAACAATACAAAGGAATGAATGACAATCTTAAATATGTTTCCTTAGACGTAGTATTTGGCGCACAGGTTTTTTTTTACAGTTTAGCCAACGAATTGCTGACAACTACCCTGAACTATATACACAAACAGAGCAAGACGGATATTCAGTTACAGCAACATTTGGAAAAAAGTGGGGTTGGTATCAATCAATCTATGGACTTGCTAAAGGAGATATTACCAAGTTTGACCAAATTACAAAAATGAACGTACACGAATGTTTAGTTTATTTAGCATTTGAAAAAGAAAAAATAGAGTTGGAAAAGAAAATGATTAAAAGATGAAAGGATTCTACAAGGCAATAGATACATTAAAAACAGAATTAGCAGCAGAACCATTTGTTAATACGGTTACTTATGGAAGCATTGACGATATAGACCTAAACAAACAAGATATATTTCCTTTATCACATATTATCGTAAATAATTCAACTGTAAGCACAAACATAATTAGTTTTAATATTTCCATCTTAGCAATGGATGTGGTAGATATTAATAACCAAGAAACAACAGATAAATTTAAAGGCAACGATAACGAGCAGGATATTCTTAACACACAATTAGCACTTTTAACAAGGGTAATAAATAAACTACAAAGGGGAGATTTATTTACTGAATTATACCAAGTGCAAGGTGATGTTGGATGTGAGCCTTTTGTAGATAGGTTTGAAAATAAATTAGCAGGTTGGGCAGCAACGTTTGACCTTATAGTGCAAAACGATATGACGATATGCGATTAGAAAAAACAGAAGCAGCGTTAGAAGCCTTTAAGAACTTTGTAATACAACAATCAAGGTCAAGGCTATCTAAGGGCAAAAAGAACGTGTCTAAATCGCTTTATAATAGTCTAAAGGGTTTTGTTAAGGTTATGCCCAATTCTGTTAATGTAACCTTTGAAATGGAAGATTACGGATTGTATCAAGACAAAGGTGTGAGTGGTACACAAAAGAAATACAATACACCATATTCTTATACAACTAAAATGCCACCTATTAAGCCATTAGCACAATGGGCAAAAAAAAGAAACATAAGGCTAAGAGATGAAC